GTCAACTGATCCAAGTCAGCAGCAACAAAGTTATTGTTCGTAGGGACAGTCATACCGTCCCGCAGAGGAACTGTAATACCCTGTATACCTACACCTACGAAGGATGTGGAGGATAGCATCGTATCCCAGTAAGCTCCTCCAAGCGTTACTAAGCTATCTATGTAGTTAGCTAGAGGCTGACGGTACGCTAAGAATGTTGTGTCACCAGCATTTACCAGTCGTCCAAAGTAGTTGGCTGCTTCTGTTGAGAAGCCTACCCCTGCAATCTCAGCCAGTAAAGTTTCCTGTAAGCCTTGCAAGGTTGAAAGGTCAAGTGCAGGACCTGCGTGGTAGGTTGCTAAGCGAGATGCTGTTGGTGCAACTCCAGCTCCTACTGCAAATAAAGACAACCCACCAGTGTTTATAGTCCCTGATGATCTGGTGAAAGTTTCATCGCCTTGATTGGTTCTTGCAATATATTCGGTTGACGCAGATCGTGAAAGTCCAACAAGGGCAGGTGCAGATGTTATTTTTGTTGATGCATCTAAAGGGCCAGTTGAATAGAAGTTAGTGGTGGTTGTTCCTGGAGCAAGAGCAATTGGACTATTGAAATTTGTGCTATAAGTTCCACCAACAAATCCAGCTTTGCTTACTGAAGTTGCGTAAACAGAAAAAGAATGATCATTTTGCGATAAATCTGATCCAGTCAATCCTGTTGCAATATACTTAGTAGAGGCATCACCCAATAGCCCAGTCAACTGATCCAAATCACCCGCAACAAAGTTGTTGTTCGTAATGGATGGCATTCCATTCCTAAGCGGAACAGTAACACCCTGTATACCTACACCCACAAAGGATGCAGAAGATTCCATTGTATCCCAGTATGCACCACCCAGTGCCACCAAACTATCAATGTAGTTAGCGAGTGGCTGCTTGTAGTCAACGTATGTAGTATCACCCGCAGTGTCCAAGCGGTCGAAGTAGTTCTGTGCTTCTGCCGAGAATGCTCCACCAGCAGAATAAACCTGCGTTGTGCCTAGATATGCAAGCGCGATCTCAGTTGCTCCGAGGTATATCTTGCTTGCCGCTGAACTGCCGAGTGCTAGAGCCATACTTTAGCTAATGATGTATAATGTTGTGCCGATTTTTGTGCCAGCGTCGTACTCTGCTTGAGTAAGACTGACGACATTCAGGACTAGATCGCTGCCGGATGGCTCGCCCGCTACCGCACTGTCAATCGTGTTGACCTCTGCGCCTGTTGCGATGCCTGCCAACTTGGAGGAGTCTGCGCTGGGGTAAGTGACCTTTAAAGTGTTGGCGGCGATCTCATCGGCCTGCGCTGTGGTGATGCCAGTCTTTAAAGTGTTGGCGGCGATCTCAGCTGCCTGCGCTGTGGTGATGCCAGTCTTTAAAGTGTTAGCTGTGATCTCAGCTGCCTGCGCTGTGGTGATGCCAGTCTTTAAAGTGTTGGCGGCGATCTCAGCTGCCTGCGCTGTGGTGATGCCAGTCTTTAAAGTGTTGGCGGCGATCTCAGCTGCCTGCGCTGTGGTGATGCCAGTCTTTAAAGTGTTGGCGGCGATCTCAGCTGCCTGCGCTGTGGTGATGCCAGTCTTTAAAGTGTTGGCGGCGATCTCGCTGCGCTCAGTTGCGGTGAGGATCTTAGTGGTGGCGCCTTCGGCCATGTTATCCATCGCGAAGGCGTCGGCGGCCACGGTGGTCGGGTCATATACCGAGGCATTCATGTCGCCAGCACCAGCAATGCCAGTAATCAAGCTGCCATCGAGGGCGGGGTATTTACCATCCGCAGTGGCGACGATTGCATTATATGGGAGGTTGCCTTTGTCGGCCCAGACGTCCTCGATAGGGGTAGTGGTTGGCATAATTTAAAAAGCTTAAAATGGATACGCCGAAAGAGGTCAGCGCTTTACTTTTGCGCGGGTGTCAAAGGATGCCTGCGCGTTTAAGGTCGCGCTTAAGGGTTTTGACCTGAGCGGCCAGCTCGGCCAGGGTCACGGTGGCTTGATTATAGTTTGTTCGATCGGGGGTAAAGCCGTCCTCGACGTCTTCGTAGTAGCCGCGATGCTTTTCGCGCAGGTCGTAGAGGATGCCCCCATCTTCGCTGTTATAACTAAAGATCACGCCCGGAGTGCTGTAAGCGAATTGCATGGCCTTGGCTAGCCCGCCTTGCTCAGAGTCGACTGTCTGGGTGCCATACGCGGTCTCCAGCATCGATTCGTCCAGGCGGGCGTACTTGTTTAGCCCTTTGGTGCCGCGATTAAAGTAGAGCGTGGTCTTGTCGCGGTACTGATCATAATCTGATAATAACTTCCCTGGCTCAACATATCGCTGCATCCTGGGTCGATATCTGTCGCCAAAGTATGCCCAATTATCTCTATTATACTTCTCGTGACTATCGGCGTTCTTGCTGTTGTAATAATAATCCTGGTCCTCGCCACGGATGTTTATATCATTATAAGCATCGAGGGGTGCCGGTGGGAGGATCGGATCTGGACGGCCGTCGACGTATTTGTGGTTATAGGATGGCATAATTTTTTAACTTTCGTCGTACAGGTCAAAGATGCTGACATTAGTCAGGCGCACTTGATAGACCCCCGGAAAGATTATGACGGGTTTTGTGGCGCCGATGGTGATCTCGTCAGTTTGATTGGCGAGCGCTTCTAGTAATGCATAGTCGTGATCAACCACTGTGGGCACGGGTATATCGGCCGGGGTGGTGATGCCCGGCGTGACGCCAGGTATATAAAATTTAAAAACGAACCGCGAGCGCACTTGCTTGGCGCGGGTATACCAGTAATAGATCGGCTGATATTGAGGCAGATCAATTTGATGAGTCGAGTCTTCGAGGGCTACATCAAAGTTATTTGCATCGACGCGCGTAACCACAAAATTTGCCGGGCTCACATAGACGAGATCTCCAGTTTGTAATTTGTGAGCGGCTTTGGTAATACGGGCGCTGCTCGGATAAACGGTAAAGCGCTCAAGAATGCCAGTATCAGCTGCTTCTGCCTTGGCTATTGCGCTCCCGTTATGCGATAGACCGGTTATATCGATAGCCGCTACCACTTGATTATTGAATACATAATACCCATTACCCGCTCCGCTAAATTGGCGTTTTGCATAGTAAAGTGAAATCTCAAAATTTGTTGAATTATCAATAGTCACTGAATCAAAGCATGTATCGACGACTTGCAGCTTGGATAGTATTGTCTCGGCAGCGTCGTCGTAATTGATAGTCGCTACCACTAGACCATCTTGACTAGTAAATGTCCAAGTGCCGGCAGTTAAATCGCCAGCGGTTACTGTGATCGTTACTTTTATAAATAAATTACTCGATGAGGTTTCTCTCTCAAACGCTCCAGCAGGCGTGAGTCCAGAGAGATCAAATGTCGGAGTCTCGTTTGCGAGCGATGTATCGCGATACAATCTATCCATCCAAAAAGGGAGCGAAGGATCCAATCCTGGATTATCAATTTTACTGACATTATAGACGATGGGATCAACTGCTTGCAGCGCAGCTGATGCCGTCAATGAATTATCATCGAAGTTTACAGCGGCACTCTCGGTCGAGCTAACTGGACCCGTATAAGTCCAAGAGCCGGCAGTCCAATAACTTACTGACTCCGGGGTAAGAGGGTCGAGCAATATCGCAAGGCGGAGCTTAGTATCGTCGTATGTAAACGTAATACCTGGATAGACTAGACCGCGAAAGTCAGGCAGCGGAAAGCTCAGCCCATCATACACGGTAATGTCGGCCCACTGTGGCGCCCATAGCCGCGAGTAGCGGGCTTGACCGACCGCGGCGAGACCTTGGTCGAGTGGCGATTCGTTTATCAGATACAGGCTGTCGCCGGTGTCGGAGTTGCCACCGTCCTCGGCGGTCGCGGCCGTGCCGAGCGGCACCACCGTTTTGGACGCGATGTTTTGCATGATGAAGCGCTCAATCATGTAGTTGGATTGATTGCCAATGTTTAAAAAAGGCATGTGGCGCACATCGGCGCCGGTTGGGGTGGCTTCGGTAAAGTCGCCGTCTGAGTGGTGAGTAGCCATGATTTAATAAAGAGGGTAACGGGCGGTCTGGATTGAGAGTGAGTCGTCGATCGATTCCAGCAGGCGCGTCTGCCGCTGGCTATCGGTCTGCGGCGTGGTAACACGGTCGAGCTGCTGCTGTTGCGCCGGGTTAAAGAGTAGATCGCGAGCCGCTCCAGAGGTGTTTTCGTATTGGCGGCGCAAGTCCAGCTCTTGCTCGACATTATAGACGATCGCCTGCATCATTCCGCTCGTTGCGATGCCGCGGATACCTAGAGAGTTTGACTGATTATTTTCAAAGATATCGTCCTTAGTGTCTTTAAGTAGGTATTTTAATTCCTTCTCTGACATGTCGTTATAATTAATCCCAGAGGCGCCGCTTTGCAGTAAGGCGGTGGATACCTGGAGCTCCTCTTTTTTCACATTCAACAGGCCCTGAGCTAAACTCAGCGCCTCTCTGCGGCCGAGATTGGTATCGGCCATGATCTGACCGATCATGCTTTCGAGCGTGATCTGATCTTCGATTTCTTTGATCAGCTTCTCTTCCTCGCCAAGTTGCGCCTCGAGTAATTGCAAGTTTAATTCTTTTAATCTGTTGGCGCTCGAGCCCGCTTCGGCCGCTTCTTCGGCGGCTTTGGCGGCGGCTTTGGTCGCTTCGTCGGTCGCTTTGGCATCGGCTTTGGCCGCGTTGGCATCGGCTTTGGCGGCGTCTTCTTTGACCTTGGCCTCTTCTTCGGCCAGTTTGATCAGCAGCTTATCGATCTCGACGCGGCTCTTTTCGAGTTCGAGCATGCCCTCGCTCCACTGTTTCGAGCCTTGTTTGGCCGGTGCGACTTGCGTGTTGTAGATTTCGACCTCGCGCTCAAGTAGAGTGTTGATCTGCTCCTGCGTGCTCATCGCCGCCAAAGAGCTCTGGCGCTGCGACTCAGTGATCTTGGCATAGGTCGCAGCGATACCGGTGAGTCGCTCAGTCTGGTCGGCCAGCTGTTTCATTTTTTTCGCAGCCGCTTCCGCCGAGGCACCCGCATCGAACGTAGCGGCGCCCACATCATTCCAGACCGTCTCGATCCCTTGGAGCTTATTGACCATGTCGGCAGTCAGCTCTCCGATCAGTGTGCCGGTCATTAAAATGTTGCCGACATACCACGCCATAAAGCCTTTGATACTGGACTTCACGGTAGTAATTTGATCGTCGAAAATTTCAAATTGATTGACTGTCTCCTCAGCAATCACCGCGCCAGCTTTACGCGCTGCCTCGCGAAATGCGTCGAGCCCTTCTTTACCGCCGCGCAAAGTGTTGACCAGTGCCGCGCCTTCAGAGTCGAACGCTTTAAAGGCGATGCGCAGCTGCTCGGCGGGGTTTTGGGTGTTCTTAATTACCTCGGCCAAATCGCCCAGCACTTCGACGTTGGAGCGGGTGGTGCCGTCGGCATTGCTCAGCTGGATGTTGTACTGCTCGAGTACGCCTTTGAGCTCTCCCCCACCCTTCGCGGCTTCGGCGAGGCGTCGGGTAAAACGTTGCAGGCCCATATCGAGCGCACTCTGTGCCACGCCAGTAAGCTCGGCGGCAAAGCGCATCTCCTGCAATAGTTCGACGCCGACCCCGAGCTTGCGCGCGGTCTTGCCAGTGTTACTGATTTCGGCAGTGAGCCGTTGCAAGCCACCAATAAGGAGCCCAATCGAAAAGGCTGGGCCGAGGCTTTTAAGTAGCGATTTAAACTCAGTCGTGCGCGAGCTGGCGCCTTTGATTGCGGTGTTAAATTTGGAGGTATCGCCCCCCATCTTCCAGATTAGTGCAGGTCCGAGGCTCATGGGTTGGCGGTGGCGGCGGTTGATTGTTGGGCGGCGGCACGCTTAGCGCGCAGGCGGTCGCCATTTTTGCGGTCTTCGACTGCGTTAAAAGCGGGCTGACCGGCGGCGGCATTGCCTTGGCCACTGAATGCGTTGAGCAGCTGGTAGCTCTGCGCGATCGGCATCTCTAAAATATCGCGGCGGCTCCAGCCGTACAGTTTGGCAAAGCAGCCAATGATGCCGCCCAGTAGATGCGCGGCTGGAAAGCTGGTATCGGCCGCCGCGGCGCTGCTGCGGTTGCTGGCGCCTGACTCGAGGAAAGCGTCGATGATATACAGCCGCAGAGCATGCTGCAACTGCCGGCGCTTAAACAACGCGCAGCAGTAGTGCCTGAGCCGATACAGCCGCCAAGCAAGCCGCGAATGACTAAAGCCTGGGCTCAGCACCCACAGTGTGCGCAGTAACTCGATGCGCGGGATCGAGCCTGGGTTTGGCAGTAGCACGCGGTGCTGCTCGCCGCATAGCTGGTGATAGCGAATCCACGATAGCGGCACCACTGGCGGACCGACCGACGGGCCGAACCAGCCAGGCTTTATCCATAACGGGCGCGGGCACTCGATAAATGCTTCGTCGCGGTGGCGCTCGATGTTGGCGATCTCGGATTCGGTCATGCGTAAAAGTGCGATAAAAAAAGAAGCCCGCCCAGGTTTGGGCGGGCTCCCCCTTATGTATTAGAACAGACCAGCTAGGTCAGAAAAAGTACAGGCCGTGGAGCCTGGCGAGACGCTTATGCGGTAACGGTAAACGGGATGTAGCGCACGCCTTTGATGGTGTTGCCGTCGGAATTGGTCGAGCTGGCAAAGATCTTAGCGGTGGTGGTTTCGACGGTGTCGGGTGTGCCACTGATTACGCCAGTGCTAGAATCGATCGAAGTGCCACTCGGCAGGCTGCTCGCCGACCACGCATAAGTAAGACCAGACTCAGGGCCGACAGCGGCACTGTTAATGGCAGTCATGGCGACGGATTGAGTCAGCGCGACAGCGGCGATCGGCTCGGTGATCAATGGGTTAGACAGTAAGCGCAGTCCGGCTGATAGCTTCCACTCGCCGTTTTGCTCCTTGGCTAAGCCGCGCGATGTGAGCGCGTAGCCGAGGGCACCGATGGTAAATGTGTTATTGATCAGCGGTAGCGCTTGGTCGGAGTCGGCCAGCTGCAAGTCGAGGGTGCCATTGGTAAAGCCAGGCTTTACCTCGAAGCCTTTCGGCAGGCCGTCGGCGTGGTTGCGCGTTAGGTCAGAGACCGTGTCCTGCGACCATGAGAAGTTGTTCGCTGTATAGACCTCGCTCGATTCGAGGATGGTGATGTCGACGCTGCCGGTGGGGAATGTGCCGTCTGTTTTAAATGTAGTCATTAGATTTAGGAGTTACGATGTGAGGTTTGATTCTTGGGAGGTGTCAACTCACGCCGCGGTGGCTAGAGTTAAAGAGAGTCGGCGCGCGCGCGAGAGTGTCTAAAGCTCGTCAACATGATTGATTGATGGCCCGCGCGCCGACTTAAAGTGTGGCTTACTCGGTAGTCACCCAGCTGCCGTCGGTGGTGATGACGTAGCTGCCATTGCTGGTAATGACGCGCGGCCAGATGTCGGCGGGTATGTGGTAATCGACCGACCAGCTGAGCACCATATAGTCGCGGTGATACTCGGCCTCGTGCGCACTGACCGTCGGCGCGGGCAGCATGTAGGTGATCTTCGGGCAGACCAGCTCGTCGTTGATCGGTAGATGATCGCTCGGGGTGGTCTTGGCATGGCGCAGCGCGTAGCGGATCTGGCCGACGATCATCGTCAGCGGGTCTTGCGAGATGGTATCGGTCGGCTCGAGTTCGGCGACCGTCTCTAAGTCTTCGCGCTCGCGGGCCACTTCGATCTGTAAGTTGCCGCCGACGAATGCGTCGTACAGTTTAACGCCATCGTGCGCGGTGGTGACGTGGCCGTTAGCGCTGCCACCGGTAAAGCGGATCACGATGCTGATATCGTTTAGGCCAGTGCTCTCGCGTTGCAAGATCGCATCGGCCCCGATCAGGGTGCGGACCGCGTCGCAGATCGGGTCCTCAAAGTTGAATAGCTCGTATTTGTTGGCAGGCGCAGGCATGCACTCGCGGCGATGTCAAACAGCGCTACGGCTGCACGAATAGTCCAGGGTAACGCTGGGCGCGGGTCTTTATGTCTTTAAACACGCCGCGCCGCATATCGTTGCTGATCGCAGTGCCGCGGCGGTTGATGGCGATTTGCAGTGCGCCCTGCCAGTAGCCAGGCTGAAACTTACCGGCACCAATGTGCGGGCCTTTGCGTACAGCCTTGGCATTATTCATCATCACCATGCTAAACTGCGCGCCGCTCACTGTGGTGCTGCCCTGCCCCAGTCTGCCCGGCATCGGCACGGTGCGCGCTTTAGTGGCGCCACCAATCACTCCACCGCTGACTTTGGCGAGGTTGATGCCCATCGAATCAGCGATCTGCATAAAGCTCATGCGCAACATACCAGCGCGTACCTTGCGGCGCGCCACCTCGGCGCTGATATATTTAGTGCGCTCCTTTTTTGTGACTTGAAAGTCGGACCATTCGCGATCGCCCAGGTGCCAGCCGCGCGAGGGACCACTATCAAACACCAGCCGCTTCTTTACGCTATACGCTGAGCGGAACCACATCTTGCCATCCTTACTGCTCAAGATCTGACCGACCGAGCCGGTAAAAGAGTTCATCGCTTGGCGGGTGACTGAGCGCTTAATCGCAGCCACCGCCGCTGGCTTTGCGGCCTTATCTTTGGCGAGGATCTTGATGATCGGCCCGGCGCCGGCTAGTTTAAACGTATCGACATAAGTCTTCCCGCTGATCTTAGAAAGTTCGGCGATGCTGGCGCGGAACTGGCGATCATCGAGCGTGCTGGTGGCGGACATGTGCTACGGTCGCGGGTGCGCTTCGGTAAGGGTAAATTGCCAGCTGATGTGGCTGGTAGTGGGTATGCCTTCGATGCGCCAGGTGCGGCCGCGCAGCAGCACCTTGACGGTGCGCGCGGGTAAGGTGCTGCGGTAGTCGACCGCGGGATCAAACAGCGCAGGGTTGGCGAGGAATTGATCGATGCGCAGCGTCGCCTGGAGCTGCTCGCGCGGACGGGTGCCCGCCTCTTCGGTGTAGAACGGCTCCTCGAGCGCCGAGAAAATACCGACCTTTGCACCGACTGCACCGGGGAAGGTGATCGTCTCGCCGTCCATCGCTTCGCGCTGTTTAGAGGCGACGATCATCTGGTTGAGAATGGTGGCTTTTATCGTCATATTATAAAAAAGTGAACCCCGCACGCGGGAGGTGCGGTGCGGGGCTCGTTTAGGGTTTGGATATTAGCAGTGGGCTAAATTATTTACCGTCTAAGATATCCACGGGGGGGGCTACGGTGGGCTCTTCGGCGGCGGCTTTGCTGGCCTTTTTAGGGCTGGCCTTCTTGGCGGCAGGCTTGGCCTGCGGCGCAGGCTTGGGCTGCACGATTTTGCTCGGCGCGGGATGCAGGAACACATCGACCTCGCTGGCCTTGTCGGTGGTGACTTTGATGGCAGCGGCCATCGCCTCTACTTCGGAGGGGCCGCAGTAAACGACTGCCACGTTGCTGCCTTTACGGGCAACGACTAGATGATAAGGATTTGCCATAGATTATAAAAGTTAAGGTTAAGGAAAAGCACCGGCGGGATCGACCCGCCGGTGCTGAAACTTAGCGGACAGCTTACGCTGTGCCGTCTTCGATGATGCCACCTGCGGTCGCATCGCCTACTTGGAAGCCCGCGACGATGTCGATGGAGTTCCAAGTCGCACGGCTCGCTGTGGATACCCACTGAGCGATCTGTGCTGTCATGCCGTTTGGCAGTTCGATCAACGCGATGTCGATCACTTCGCGCACTGCGTCGTCGTTGAGCGGCAAACGTGTCGCACAAGCCAGGGCTGTGGTGTCGGCGATGATGCCGTTGACGTTTGTGCCAGCGTTGGACCAGTCAGTCGCATAGCTCATGGAGTCGAGGCCGTAGGCTCCGTCCATTACGCCGAGGCTGTTTTTGTCGCTAGTCGCGGCAAACTGCGCCCAGAACACGGCGTCCGTGATCAGGTTGCGCTGGTTGTATTTGCCAGAGGCTGCAATCAGTGTTTTGATGTCGGCTGCGGTGACAGTGGTCGGAT